CCAGCCAGCCAGATCGCTCTCATGCAACCGCTGCATGATCAACACGATCGGCGTATCCGGGCTGTTCTTCCGGCTTTCAATGGTGTTCTGAAACCAGTCTATGACGTTCTCGCGCATTACCGGCGAACGCGCTTCATCGGCCTTGTGCGGGTCATCGATGATGATGGCGCCACCAAAGCCTTCGCGATGCTTGCCAGCGCCATAGCCGGTGATCGTGCCGCCAGAACCTGCCGCATAAACGATGCCGCCCGCGGTCGTGCGCCATTCGTCCTTGGCCTTGCTATCTGCCTTCAGTTCGATGGCGGGGAACAACTCCCGGTACGCGGGGTGACTGACCAATTCCCGGGCCTGCCAGCTATAGTTCGCAGCGAGCCGAGCGCTGTACGAGGTATAGATGAACTCTGAATCTGGATTCTTGCCCAGCGCCCATGCCATGAAGTTGACGACAGCCAGCTCAGTCTTGGAGTACCGCGGCGGAATATTGATGATCAGTCGCTTGACTTCCCCGCGATAGACGCGCATCAGCGCATCACAGATCGTCTTATGGTGATCGGCGCGTTGCCACTTGTAGCCCTTGCGAGCCAGGAACATGTAACGCGAGAAGTCGTAGATGTTCTCGCGGCAGAATCCAATCTTGAGCAGGTTTCGTGCTGCCTCAGTACTCGTCGCGGATTTGGTCGGCATTCTTCACGGCCTCCGCTAGGTCCGCCTGAGTCACCGTCTGTTGCGTGACATCGGCAGTTACCTTGGCCTCCACATTCGATAGCTTAGGATGAACGAACGGCGCGGCCTTCTGGGCAACGTCGGCAGCCTGCAGGCGGTAGTCGAGAGGGGTGATGATCTTGTCGCCGGAAAGGCCAGATTCGCCTTTCTCTGCCTTGCTCCACAGTTCGCGCATCGTGCCGAGCATCACATCCAGCGGCGTTATGCCTTGCTCGATTGCCTTCTCCGCAATCTCTCTTGTCTTCTTGGTAACAGCACCGGGTTTGCGTCCAGCGCCTGTGCGTGGACCGCCTCGGGGCATTTGATTACCTTTGATTGAATTCAAACATTCAAATCGAGAAGAATTCACTTCTCGGCTTACGGCGCGTCGCCACTTTCCACTCACGAACCCATCAATTCTGACTGTGCGCGCTCATAGAAGCGCCCGCCAATCATTGCGTGGTCGCGCAGCTCCACATACTCAAACTGCGTGTGTTTCTTCTGTGTGTCGACGTGACACAGCATGAAGCCCAGCGCCCATTTCTCGCCGGCGCAGTATGTCGCCGCCCGGGCGTGACCGCAGCCTAGCTGGTGCCATTCGCTCGAGCCGAACTGCGGCGAGTAGAACGGCCAAACGATGTGCTTGTGGTGGTGTCCGTTGAATCCCGGCACGCCCATGTTCCGGCCTTCCGGGAAGTGGTGCGCCATCAGGCAGTCGTACATGACGTGATAGTTCTTCGCCAGTTCCTGCTTCATGTCCCGCTCACTGAACGCGGCGAGATCCATCCGTGCGATGTAGTTCACCTGGTAGGCGTCAAGGCCCAGCAGCTTCGGCACGGTGAAGCCGTGCAAGTCTGACAGGACAACCTTAAGCGCGGGCGTCGCTTCGCCCAAGTGCCGGATCAGGCGCGCTTCGTGGTTGCCCTCAATATAGATGATTTCCGCTTCCGGGCACGACACGCGGATGTCGTTCAGGAACGCGTGCAGCCACTTGATGCGGCCGATCACATCCCACTCGCGCGGGTCGACGCCGTACTTGCCGAACTCGGGCAGGTCCAGTGCGTCACCGTTGATGACGACTTTCTCGGGCTGGACGCGCTTCGCCGTGTCGATGAAGCACCGACGCCAAAACGGATCGCACTCGATGTCGTGAATGTCCGACGCGACTAAAACCGTCTGGAAGCGCTTCGAGCTGGGGCGCAGATAGGCGTCTTCCCAGCCCGACTTCTCGACGTTCATGCGGCGCTGCACGTCCTTACTGGCGTGCTTCGCGATCGCGCGCTCGAGCCCGTGCGCGTGGCGGGACAGAACAATGCCGGCCTGGCGCTTGAACTCGTGGAACGTACCGAAATGTCTATTCCATGTGGACTCGGAAATGTCCGAATGCACACGGAAGTAGTTCCGGCTGATTACCTTGTCTTCGTCTATCTCGGCGATGCGCTGAAGTTCGGCGATACAGTCTTCCGCCGTCCAGTCACTGCGGAACTTGCGCTCGTTCTCCGACAGCGGCACCTTGATTTTGCCGCGGAGAGTGGATTCCGGAATTCCGAGCTCGCGGGCTGCCGCACGGATACTGCCATGCTCTTTGACAGCCTTCTTTAGCTCGCGAATATCCACGGTTTCCCCTCAGGAGTCTAGTTTTGGGATGAATTCGCCACAGGTCACATCGGCCGCCACAACTGCAAACGTACTGCATTGGGTTTGCTCGCCAATGTCATAGGTCACCGTTGGTGGAAACCGCCGGCAGTACCAGACTGCGTGATCCTTATCTTCGACAAACCATGCGTGGCGACAATGCCCGCATGTCGATGTCGGCTCTTCGACGATGACAACGGCTTTCTTTCTTGCCATCGGGCGCACCAATAAAAAAGCCGCTCGAAGGCGGCAGGACGAGGGGAGTCGTCTATGAAATGGTGCTCTCGGCACGGATTCGAACCTGCGGCCTGCGCTTTACAAAAGCGCTGCTCTGCCTGCTGAGCTACGAGAGCAAGTGAAAGCTACTTTCGCGCGACCGCGTGACCCTTGGGTGGCTATCGGCAGGCGCGTCGCTAATTTCACCCTCAAGGAAGGGCGCTGGCATGCGGCTGCGCACAAAGCCACCAGCGCAAGTACTGTGCGCTTCCTTGAAGACCCATAACTCGAATATGAGTTATGGAGCAAAATCAATGAACTGAGGGCGGCCGGCGCTGATCTCCGGCTTAGGTGCCGCGTATGCTCGGTTTCCCAGCACTACCCTAAAGCCTTTCGGCTCTTACGATGGCGCTCGCGGAACTCCTCCAGGTTTTTCGCTCCGATTAGGCGCATCAGCCTGCGCATTCACCCTCATTCAATCGCTGCAACCCGTCCGCCCTTAAGGCGCGTTTAACGCGGTAGCGCAGTCTCAACGATTGAATCAGGATGCTCTTGGGCCACAAAATCAGCGCTTTCGCCGATCCATGGCGCACTCGGGCTACAACGCGGAGGGATACCACCCATGCCCGCGCCGAGCTTCGAGGCTAATAACTGGTGCTCCGTCGCCCGTATGACAGAGTGCCGGGCCTACCGGCTGGCGGCGGAGCGGGGGATCAGTGCCCGCAAGTACACGATGCGAGTACACATAGAAAGGCGAGCCCGGGATACTCGTACATGATTGCAACGATCGCAATTCCGAAGAACAGAATCGCCATTAGCCGTCCCATCCTTCCCGTTGCAGCCAGTCAACCAGATCGGCGGCTTTAATTGCGATCGTAGCCATAAAGCACGCGGGCCAGAAGAAGTGAAAGAAGGGGATCGGAGTCACAGATTCGCCATTTCAATCGGATCGCAACACTGACGGCCCTCTACGAGCTCGCGTGCGCACCACCAGCACCTGGGGTTTCCCGAGTTAATCGTCCAGCGCATCTCCGCCCTCGATTGCATCAACCGCGTCTGTCAGCGTTTTCGCCATCCCGAGGTTCCATGTCGCGCAGAGTAGGAGCCATGCTGTCACCGGATTCATAGGATCAGTTTCCTCAGCGCATCGAGACGCGCGATCATAGAAGCCAACAGAGCCGCGTCCAGATTGCGGATGCGCTCAATGTCAGCTTCCAGGCTGTCGATAAGGTCGTTCGCTTCAGTCATGAATTCTTCCGGGTCTTACTCTCCCGGCAGAGCGGCGTTGCACCACGGCGGGATAACGGGCTACCGGGAAGCAGCCGCGGGGAACTGGAATAAGGTTTCGGCGGCTTTCCGAGCATGCCATCCCTTGCGGACAGTCAGCACTGGCCGCGCTGCTACCGGCGTATTCGCCTCAGCTTCTGCGGCGCGCTTTGCTCTATTCGCCGCTTCAGCCTGCTTTTCCTCAAGCACGCGCTCGGGGTTCCCGTACATTCGGGATTCGAGAGGGGAGGGAAATTTCATGGGCAGAAAGCAAAAAACCCGCGCAGCTTTCGCTTGAACGGGTTTCTACTGAGACGGCTATACCTCGCATTCAGCGAAAGTAAGCTCAGGCGCGTTGGCCGAATACAGTCATCTCAATCTGAGGCCGATTATAGTTGAACTGATTCGGGTATACAACCGTCTTTTGCAACAAATTCAAGAAATTCTTTGGCGGTCAGTTTCGCGATGCTTTGGCGAAGGGAGGCGCGAGATTCGGCGATCACCAGTTCAAACTTCCTGCCCCGCAAAACGACGTTGTGACTCTTGCGCATGCGGACTTGAATCTGGTCTGGCGACATCATCCAAATGTATTGGTATTTCAATGTCCACTTGGCGACGTGATTAGGCATCGTCGACCATGCCTTCTCGACAAGCCATCCGTCGAATTCATCTTTGGTCATCACTGGCGTGTCGCTCGGCTTCTCGGCGTCGCGGAGGGCGACGTACCACTTGGCCCAAGCTGCGCATTCGCCAGACTGAAAGCGGGGCGAGCGGACAACGCGTGACCAATTCTCCAGGCGCGCTTCAATGTTCTCAAAGTCCATTCCCACCCCCGAACACAATCTGTTGTGAAATACAGCGTTGTTCAACGGCCATATTGTACATCAACAACGTTTCGTAGTCCTTATTTGAAGCGCTGTCAATACTCAATTTTGCGATTATTCTATAGTCGCCTCTCCCAATCTTGCCACGCGGCGCTCGGAGACCTCCCAAGTCCGACGCACCCATGCCCCGTACAACGCCATTCGAAGCGGGCCCACATCCGCGTACCCTTGACTGGCCGCAAACCTTCCAGGCCGATCGTCCTGCGAATTAGCGGTTTTTCCACGGTCCGCCCATACGGGAAGATGCTGAGAAATCTTCGCTTGATCTCTACGGTCTTCATTCCTGCTCACTCCCCGTTACACCCAGCCATTGATAAGAGATTCCTCCCACTTCCTCTGTCCGCGCCGGCTTACACACCGGCATCGGCGGCGGTTCCTGCTTGACAGACTGCAGGCTCTGTTTGCGGCGCATCGTCGGCGCCACATACCGCGGACGGTGGAGGAGGCAGACGGCAGCGAAAACTGCGCAGTTGAATACGCCTAGGCCGTAGAAGGCGACGCATAGTAGGGCGGTCTTCATTTGGCACCTCGCGCGGCATCTGCCCGTTCCTTGTAGCCTTTCAGAAAATCGATGATCTTCATTCGCAACTCAGGGTATGTTTGTGTCTTGTGCTTGACCGTGATGCGCAGAGTCCCCGGCTGATTAGTCTTGTCGAAGGCGTTGGCGTCTAGCGCATCGCACGTCGAGACGAGGACACGGAAAAGTTCCGCGTCCTCCCGCAGCGCCCGCACCTCGGCGATAAGGGCGAGAGCAGTGGCGCCAGATACCGGCGCAGCAGGGATTTCGCTGGTCTTGATTAGCCGCTCTATTTCATCGATGTCGATCATGCCGCCTCCTTATTCATTTCAATCCGCCGCTCCAACCGGCGAGCCTTTTTATTCATGACCTTCTTGAGTCGCTGCAAATACTCGATCGACCATTTGGCCGTCCACTGCATTGACTCGATTTCCTCGACGCGTTGGATCGTGATTCGCTCGACCAGGCCTTTCCGGTATTCGACGGTGTTCGATCCAAGGTCACGGTTGCACCTCTTGCATTGCAGATGAATGTTCGGCAGGTAGTAGCGCAAATGGGGCGCGCTGCCGACAGAGCGATAGTGTCCAGCATCGACCGATCCACCGAACCTCCAATCCGGCCTGGCTCCGCATGAGATACAGCCGCGACCCGCTAGGATGTCGCGCAATCTCGCTACCTTATTCACCGCGTCCTGAGCCTCTTTCTTCCAATCCGATCGGGTCTTGAGCTTTTCCTTGCGCTCCTTCAGCGATGCTCGTTCGGCACGATTGGCTCTGGCTGCTTTCTGGGCGGCGACCTTGGCAGCCCAGTCGGCGGCGCACTTCGGCCCGCAAACCTTCTGCATTGAGCGCTGCGGAAGGAACACCGTCTTGCACGAGGCGCATTTTTTGGGCTTGAGCGAGGCACGCATCATTCGAATGTCACCCCCAACGTGTCACCGGCATAGCTCTGCACGGCATCGAGATATTCCGAGAACTCGCCCACGCTCATCTGCGTCGTAGACTTACGGCGCGTGATGATCTCGCCATCGGGCAGCGTCAGTTCATCGAGCACGCCATACTTGCGGGCAAAGAACTCGTGCCATGTGTCCTTGTCGTATTGCTTGCCGTCGACCCATGCGGAGTCGCTTATCTGCTTCAGCACAGCTCCCCAATAAAATTTGTTTTGCTGGGCGTTTCTCTGGCGCTCCTCGGCCGTGACGATCAGGCGCAACGGCTCGCCCTTGTCGGCAAACGTCGGCGCGTTGGCCTTGATGAAGGCGACGACGGCATTCCAGACGCCGCCGTTTTTCAGGGTGAACTCGCGGTAAAGGGCGGTCGTCACACGCCCTCCGGAATCTGGATGCCGTCCGGCCATTCGATCGTGTACGTCGTGTACCAGTTGGTCGCTTCCCACTTCTGCTCGATGCTAAAGGCGCCGCCGTTCGCAGCAGCCAACTCGCACCAACGCAACAGCAGATCGTTATGCTTCTGGTGAAACAGCACTTTGCTGACGGTCACTCTCTTGTCGCTCACGCCTTCACCTCACTAGCCAGATACTCCGCAGTAGCCGTCGACATCAGCGCATCCATTGCCGATTCGAGCGCGTAGAGCAGTTCCATGGAGGCCTTTGTGCGGAACCCTTGGGCGCTCGCTTCTTCGACCTTGCGAAAGAGGTTTCCGACCTTGACTACGTATTCGGCTGAGTTGGTCATTTGGTCTCCGTGTCGGCGATCGTGTAGTGGCGAGGTTCTTTGTCTGCGTGACGGTCAAGGATCGCTGCGGCTGCGGAGTTGAGCGCCGGATAAAACTCTCTCGAAACCGGGGCGCGGTCGTCCGCTAATTTTCCCTGAATCATTGCGTCACGCAGCACGACGAGGGAGGTGATTGCCTTGATGATGTGCGACATGCCCGAGTCCGGATCCAGATCCTCACCCTCCCACCATGAGAACAGGTGGCGAAGCGTCGCGTCGTAGTAGACAGATGCCCGCACGCCAACGGCGCGGTAGTTGTGCCGGCCATATTTGGCCGCGCCTTCCAGCATGGCGACGCCCACTTCAGCCATGACAGCGGCCGATACGGTGGACATGGGAGCCTTACGGATGCCGATGCTGTCCTTCGGATTGGTAGGTTTGCTCGTCATGCCTTCCTCGCCGTGAAGCCGTTGAACACGCGACGCAGCACGTAGCTGCGACCAATGGAAATGCCGGTGTAGATGATCCCCATGAGGAAGTTGTTCGCCAAGCTGATGTGCATGCCGAATAGCGGAAAGATCAGCAGATTCGCGGTGTAGTTGATCGAAAACCCGATCGCGGTATTCATCAGGGCTTCGGCCATCGACCCTTTGCGTGACTGGCTCATGCTTCCTCCTTCTCATTAGCTTCGTTATGTACCGCCAGAGCGCGACGCTGTGCGTCCTCTGTCTCTGCGACCCACTCAAGCGTGCGCTGCTGGCACCATTGCAGAATCTCGAACATGCAGGTCACAGAGACCGGTACGTTCTTGCGAGTCATGACGCTCTCGACTTCCTTGTGCGTGATGCCTTTGAGGATTTGGGTTGTCATGCTGCCTCCGCGTATTCGTCGTCTTTCGAGTCAGTCAGGTGGATAAAGACGCGGCCCGGATTGCCCTTTGGAGCTTCGACAAGACCGGCAGCGGCGGCGAAAGGATTGACCTTTGTTCTTCTCACGGCCTTCTGTCGCGTCAACACAGACCGCTTGTCAGCATCGGGCTTATCGCCGAGCGCCCAGACCGCCGCAGGCTTGCGCGATGTGGGGCGCCATTCGGTAACATAGAGACCATCACCGTGGTAGCGATTCAGTTGACGAAGAACGCCCGCGTGATTTGCCTTCGTCTTTTCTTCGAGTTCAGCTAGCGTTAATGGCCCATGCTCGCGAATAGCCGCCTGCATTGCGCTCCATACCCAAGAATTGCGCAGCCGCAGTGGAGCCTCGCGCTTAAGCTTGAGATGGTGAAGATGTCTACGAATTTGTGAATCTGTGTGGCGAGGAAGCGCAGAACACATCTCCGGCAGTTGAGCCCCCGCATTGAATAGGCGCGTCACGATCGCGTTTTCCGTTATCAGCCATTCGCGTGGCGACTTTCTCACTCCGCTTGCAGGAACTCCTTTCATGCTGCCTCCCGATGTTTCCAAAAGTGTTTGTCGGCCACCTCGCCGGCTGCATGCACCTCGCCGAGCGTGCACATCGTGAGTTGAGCCGACCAGATTTCAACGACGCGCCGCACTGCCTCCAAACCGAGCGCGTCGAATCCAAAGCGACCGGTATCGTGGTATCGCTTTGCCATCCGTTTCATGGCGTCCTGCGCGACGAGCAGATATGGCTTTGCCTCTTCGCCAGTTCCGCCCTCGGTGCACAGCACCCACGATTGATTTATTGCGTGCGCGATCTCATTCCAGTGAGATACAGTTCCGTAGCCCTTGGCGATGCACTCGATGGCGGCGAGAACAGGCAATTCCATTTCGTCCACGTCGCCTTCGGCTATTTCCTGTTTTGAGACTTGTGCAGCCATCAATCGGTTGATGCCCGAAAACAAGTGACGCGGGCCTTTGTTGCGGTCTACGCGGGGCTTGTGTTGCTTTTGGCTGCGGCTCATGCTTCCTCCGCGAACATGTCGGTTTGCATATCGACTACAGCACTGCGGCAGTTCTCGGTATATACTTCGCCATCGATACAAAGTCTTACGACATTTTCGGGAAATATCATATGGGATGGAAAGATCCGGCAAAGCGCCGCGCATACATGAATGCTCGCAACGCGAAGATTCGCAGCGGAGAACATGTTCCCGACAACGCGAGCAAGCGACGTGGCAGCGATATGATTTGCCCGCAGTGCTCCAAGACCTTCTATAGACCGCCCGCCAACCGTGCTGCGGCAGGTGGAAGAGGCGATAAGGACTATTGCTCTCGCGAATGCATGAGCAAAGCATTCAAAGGAAAGTTTGTTGGCGAAAAGTCGCCGCGATTTACGAAGCGCATCGACCGCCCCTGCAATAACTGCGGATCGGTTATCTCGCGGCCGCCGTGGCAAGTCGAAACGAGGATCGAACTGACCTTTTGCAACCACACCTGCTTTGGCGAATGGAAGTCGAAGAACTGGACGGGAGAATTCAATCCAGCGTGGAATGGCGGCCATCTTCACTACTACGGCCCCAACTGGGTCAGGCAGGCGCGAGAGGCAAGACGTCGAGACAACCATAAGTGCCAGTTTTGCGGCCTTCCGGAATCCAGCCTTAGGCGCGCTCTCGACGTACACCACATTCGTCCGTTTCGGTTCTTCGGCGTCGACAACTGCAAGGACGCGAATCGACTTGCTAATTTGGTCAGTTTGTGCGATCGGTGCCATACGTACCTCGAAAAGTTTTCTGCATCCGGGGAAGCTTTGACTTGGGAGTCGTTGAAATCACTCGGCAGCCTCCGCAAAGAGATCCTCTTGCGCGCCGCAGACAACCTCCCTGCAATTTCTGACAGCCAGATCGAAGTAGGACCTCTTTAGCTCCGATCCGACCGCCCTGCGACCCATTTGCAGGGCGACATACAACTCACTTCCAATCCCGGCAAACGGCGTGTAAACCAGATCATTCGGGTTCGTCCACAGTTCAATCGCGCGCTCGATCACCTCCAGTTGCAATGGTCTGATGTGGCGCTCGTCATCGTTGTCCCGCGCGCTCATGTACTGCAGCGTCTT